AGAATACTTAAATCGTTTTTCCAAATCATTACCCATACCTGGTTATGACCATATACGTGCTCTTTTCGTCCCAACAGGATTCTTTAGTGATAAAGAAATCTGTTTTGGAGGCGGTGAAGATGGAAGTTTATCTAGTTTTGAACTTTTACGTTCTTTAGATACAGAGGTAGATGAAAGTGTTACCCAATGTGAGCTTACCCACTCTGGTTTACAGAAATTTTTCTGTAGATTAGATAGTGGTAAGGGTTCATATTGGGAACGACTAAGACATATTCCTCTCTCAGACTACCCGAGTTTAGGGAGTCTGAGAGGAAGGATGGTATATATCCAAAAAGGTAAAGTCGGTTTTTTGAAAAAACGGATTATTCATCTTGCCCTTCATCTGTTGTTAGATAAAATCAAACAATTTGATGGAGAGTGTGTTGATAGTTTAGTGGAAGAAATTATCCATGAAACTTTCGACGATGAGTGGATCCGTCTTTTTGAGACTGATTCTTTACCTATTGATGGAATTATACCAGAGATATCCGAGGTGGATCCAGAGGATCCCCTAGAGCACCTTTTGCCGATGATCAAAGAGAGTTGGGTTGTCAAAGACCCAATTCCTTCTTCTACTTTCATTGAAACGCTGATGAATGTAGATGATCACATCACTTTGGATGAGTGATCGTACTCTTGTACGAACTAGGAAGCCGCTACACATCCTTGGGGCAACACCCCAAAAGTATGGATAACGATAGTAAGTTACCATGCAATGTAGTACTCCTTGATTTTGGAGCACGAATATACAAAGTATATCATTAGAATGACTTCTTTGAATTTGAAGAAAAGATTAAGATTGAATTTAGACGGTAGAACCGAGAAAAACGAATCTTTATTGGTGATTATCCAGATCACCTCTTTGAATTCACTGTATTATTTCGACTGATGAAACTTTATTAACGATAGAGTCCGGGACCATTGTAGTCACCGGTATATCTTATTAAATGTTTGTTTATTTAGATCAAGAAGAGTGAAATTCAG